TAACTGATAACCAAAATCACCCAGTATGGTATCAAACCAAGCTTTGTTTGGGCATCCCACTCGAGTTTCCATGTCAGTGGGATGAAAGCCTTTCCAGGCCACAGTGGCATCTTCCAACCACCAATAAACCAGTGGCACTGGATGGGCGGCAATCACAGGAGGATTCCAGTTTTGTATGATAATTGTTTTGGGTCTAGACCGAGTGATAGCACGCATGATACCAAAGTGATCAGTAACAATGTTCATGATCGCTGCTAATATCACTGTGTCGCGATCATAACACAAGGCTTCGGTTTCTCCTAGATCGTTTATGTTACTCAGCACTGCACGAAAACGATGGCGCAGTGGATTGTTCAGTGCCAGCATTTCATCAGCGATGCTTAGACAATCACTTTTGATGTTGGTGACTATCACGTGCTCGGCATCATTGTGCAAACACACAGTGCCTAGCAAGCCAATATGTGTGCCAAAGTCTATGATTTTTCTGTGTTTGATTGAGTCAAGGTTATCCACCAATGCGAGCTTGAGTCTCACTATATCAAATGCATCAAGTTGCCAGGTTGGGTCTCTTTGGAATTTTTCAAAAGGTATATTGGGATCTAACCAGATGTCGGCGCTGAAGCCGTGTTGGGTGATACATTCCTGTTGAATGTGTAGTGGAAGGTTTGCAAAGTGATCTGGGGTCGCGCAGTCAGGCCAGCTGGGATCTTTGATGTTTTCATAGCTACGTTGCCATGCTTGTTGATTGCGAATATCGTAGCCTGGATCACGATTGGGATTGGTTCGTTCTGCTAGATAGGCTTTTCTACTTGCGTACTCATAGATGTCAAGTGGGAACATATGATCTAGTACCTGTTGATACATAGATTGGTTTATGCCATAGGAAGTTAGCAGATCTTGGTTATGCATGCAATGAGTATACACTAAATTTGGGCTAATGTCAACCCTAGGTATTTGAAGTGTTATTTAGAATAGGTGTGCATGTTCACGCCCGATTGCACCACACAAAACAGTTCATCGTTCCAGCGTTCTACCACAGTAAAACTACCTGAGTCTGGGTTGACAAAAATAATGGTTTCAAATTGAACTAGTTCGTTATTGATTCCACGATTTGATACGCCGCGTAACAACGGCCGTTCAGCACTGTTGTTAATAACTTCTCTGACCACTGGCCAGCTCTCGCAGATCAAGATTGATTGTACTGTTTCAGCGTGAGATACCACTGCTGTCAACAGGGCAATGCAAGCCACAATGGTTCTCATATAGTGTCCTAAAACACTATTTACCATTGTGGCTGTGTTTAACTCACGCCGTGGTTACCATTACGAAAGCCAATAGTGCCACCTTCTGCTGTGATGCGCTTGATAACATCTTCAAACAGTATGGGTGCAAAGTCTGTATGCTCCACACACACGCAGTGATACCTAGCATCAATCTCGTTGTTCTTCATGACTCGATTGGCATGCAGGTGTCCGTGTATGTTGGTACCAAATCTTGCCAGGCTTTCTTCGTGAATTGGAATATGGCTAAGGATCATTCCGTTCATCACATGATAAGCACGTAGTTCACGAAAGTATTCACGGTATTCGTCATCACGAAAGATATCATGATTTCCACGAATAAGAACCTTGTCACCATTAAGGCGTGCCATGGTCTTAAGAGCCTTGCGATTAATCACAACATCACCCAGGTGATACACTTTGTCGTTGGGTCTCACACGTTCGTTCCAGCGGCGTACCATTTCATCGTCCATTTCTTCTGCACTGGTAAATGGTCTCAGTGGCGAGCCATCTGCTCGCTTGAACACCGTGCAGGTTTTTTCGTGACCAAAATGTGTGTCACTCACTAACCAAACAGCAGGCATTAGGCCCTCCTTTCTTTAATTGTGTAGTATAACAGCAACGGACTATTTGGTCAACCTACGTTGCTTTTTGGCATCTGCCAAAATAAAAACCTTTTCATTGTCCGTGGTCCAATCCTCTGCTAAAGCCACGCCATTGATGCTGTGCTTTTCCTCAGGATCATATCCCAGGCCAAGACTTTCCATCATTAGATGCTTGACCAAGAGATTGGGACTGCGAAAGTCTTCGGTATCCTGGAAACCCATGAGTACTCCAACTTCTGCAACAGCACCGCTACGACACACTCCAGCATGGCAATGCACAACCACGTTCATGGAATTAGCCAAGGCGTGTTGCAGGCACTCTACTAGTTGCTTGGCCTGCTCAGGACTACAACGCCAGGATTCATCTATGCTACGATCCGTAGCTTCAATGTCTAGAAAAAAGAACTGATGCCGCTCCTTGAATGTGTATTTGGGCTCAGGAAACTCTACACCGGGATCCACTATCTGTATCAGCATGGAATTTACACCTGGATCGTAGTGGTGTCCCCTAATTACTTCACTCAATGAAATGTTTTGAATCCAAGGCATACTGGTTCCTTAAAGTTTAATGAAAATCACTATACATAATTGTGCAGATTACGCAAGATTCAGCATGACCTGTGCCATATAATAGAGCTACATACTAATGCAGTATGTTAATTTTATCAAAGGAGAACTAACATGGCATGGACTACACCTTCAGCACAAGATATGCGTTTTGGTTTTGAAATCACCATGTATATCGCTAATCGCTAATAGTTGTTAGTGATCAAGACAGCCCGCTTCGGCGGGTTTTTCTTTGGTACCCCCACTCCGATTCGAACGGAGAACAACTGCTCCTTTTGAGAGAGCCGACTTTGCCAATTTGTCCATGGGGGCATTTGGTCTCCCTGGCTGGATTCGAACCAGCGATCTCTGGTCCCCCAGACCAGCACTCTAGACCAGACTGAGCCACAGGGAGTTTATTTTACAGCTTGTGCTCGGGCTTGAATCAGTTTGTCAACATTGCCCTTGACAATGACATTTTGATAGGTGTCAGTCAAGCCCGAAGCATGATCATACACTCGATTGTCTACTTCATGATATGTGCGTACACGTTCATTGGAAGCACGATAACGTTCGGTATCCTTGTGAAAATGTCGTTGTACTCTAGCACGACACACTGCTAGAGCATTCTTGCGATTGTCTTCTCTGCTGCGACTTGAAGTGCCATTGGCCTGTATGCCAGTGGGCACATGGATACAACGACAACAGTTCTGATGTTTGTTGCGATGTTGTCCACCGCCACCAGTGGAACTAAACCATTCAAATCTAAAATCTTGATCTAGAATTTTCATGTTGACTCCTTGGTACGGATGGAGGGACTCGAACCCTCAAAACTCGGATTTTAAGTCCGATACGTATACCTGTTCCGTCACATCCGCAGAATTATGGTGCCCCAGGCGAGACTCGAACTCGCACCCGAAGACTAGTTCCTAAGACTAGCGTGTCTACCATTCCACCACCGGGGCTTTGTTTTTAAATTGTTGAAATTAAGCAGCGCAGATATAGATCTGCCTGGCGTTGACGATAATCAATAACTGCGCTTATGATACGATGCCACATATCAAAGAGTCCTATTAGAACCGTAGGTGAATTCTCTTTCAAACTTTTCAATGTCCGAAGCAGTCTTTGGATCTCTACTGATGATGTAGTTTTCCAGACGACTCTGATAGCTTTCTTCGGGAAACATTTCACTCAAACGTTCTAATATATGTGTTATAAGCTGCGACATGGTCATTTCCTTTTTGTATATAGGATATTTATTGCACTGCAACATTTATTCTATATTTTGCCAAGGAAATGGTGCCGACTCCTGGTTACGCTCCAGGCTCTCGTGTTCTTCAGACACATGCTTTCACTAGATTAGCTTAGTCGGCCTTGGTAGCCCGTGACAGAATCGAACTGCCGTAACCGCCGTGTAAAGACGGAGTTCTACCATTAAACTAACGGGCCCAGGTTAATACAAAAATTGATCTATCTTGATCCCACTTGAATGCCACACCTAGTTGATATGAGGATTTACTGTCATTCCAGGCCCAGGTCACATAGTGTTTGCCAACATGAGTCTGCAGCCAGGACTCCACAAGTTCAACGCCTTGAATCCAGTCCAGCTGTGGTACGATTCCAGCGGGCCACGGCACAGTGGCCGTGTACACAAAAGCATGACGATCAACCAACATGCTTGTATTTAATTGGTCTCGGTGGAGAGATTCGAACTCCCGACCCTCTGCTCCCAAAGCAGATGCGCTACCCAGACTGCGCTACACCGAGGTTACTGCCGGTCTATTACATAAATCAATGCTACCATCATAACTATCACAACGATTGCCCCATGATTGGTCTCCTGGTTATATGGTAGGGGATGAGGGACTCGAACCCCCGCATGGCGGAATCAAAATCCGCTGCCTTACCAACTTGGCGAATCCCCAATAGTACTAACTTGGTATGATCTTGGGAATATAAGGCACATTCCTTGGACCATGACGCTGTTCAAACAGTTGCCGTGCTTCTTGTAAATCTTTTGCCCATACACGATCTTTGGTTTCTCCCTGCGGAGTCTTCACAGTGGTTTCATACATTGGCATAATATTTCCTTTATACTGGCCCGACCGGCAGGAATCGAACCCACATTCTGGAGGTAGAAGCTCCATGTCCTATCCATTGAACGACGGTCGGTAATACTGGAGCGGGCGAAGAGGTTCGAACTCTCGACATTTTGCTTGGAAGGCAAATGCTCTACCAACTGAGCTACGCCCGCAACTACTGGAGCGGCTAACCGGGTACGATCCGGTGACTTATGCTTGGCAAGCACATGCGTTACCAACTACGCCATAGCCGCTTAGATCTATAATGCTCCATTGGCAATTCTGTCTGCTGCATAGCTTGCTGCAAATGCCTTTGGCTTTACCAAAGGAATCACATTACAAGTACCGCGAATGTAGCCAATGGCCTGACCAACTACACAACTACTACCGTGTGCTTCATTGGGATTGATATCCAGATGTACTTCAACTGGAAAGTCACCCATTACTGGTGCTAGCCTCTGAAACATCTCACTAACACGATATACTTCATTCATTAACCGCATGGCAGGTTTGCTGAGCTTGTGGTCATAGTCACGTTCTCTTGTGATCTCGCCAAAGATCTTGCAACCGTTGTTGCCATTGATGTGTATCACAACCGCAACAGTGTATTCAGCGTACCATATGTTTTTTTCTCTATATCTAATACTATCAGCACCGAGATATACACGAGTACCTGGGCCACAGTTGTCTACAAATTGTTTTATTTCATCTACGTCGATACGTGGCACAATAAATCCTTTTAAGTTGGCCGGTCCGGAGAGATTCGAACTCCCGACAGCTGGTTTCGAAGACCAGAACTCTTCCGCTGAGCTACGGACCGATTATATGGCGGGCCTTGACAGGAATTGAACCTGCTACTCTATCCGTTGGAAGGATTAAAGGTCGCCAGAGTCAGCCCGTTGTTTGTATTCACGCCATGCATCCATGGCCACTATGCCCCAGCCAAACATCGCAGTGACATTTGCATACACTGCTGCCATGTTGTTGGCACCGTAACCGGTAATCATACCAGCCACACAAAACAATAGTACGATCAGTGGAAGAACTAGATTCAAAGTTTTCATGTTAGACCTCAAAAAAAAAATGGCGGAGCGTATTAGATTCGAACTAATGGTACTGATTTCTCAATACGACGGTTTAGCAAACCGCTGCCTTCGACCACTCGGCCAACGCTCCATGTTAGTAGTATACTGCAAATAGTATTTTAGATCAAGTGAAAACTGGTGCCCCGTGACAGAATCGAACTGCCGATCCATGATTACAAATCAAGTGTTATACCGTTTAACTAACGGGGCCGGTTGTCGTCTTCTTCTTGATCTGGCATGGGTGGCACACGTCGAGCTAGCCACATCCAGTACCAGACCAAAGGAATACAACAGATAAAAAATAAAAGCGGGCGCATTGTTTAGTTAGTATGCACTATGCTTTTAGAAAATATTTGGCGGAAGTGGTGGGATTCGAACTCACGGTACCTTGCGATACGACAGTTTTCAAGACTGCTCCAATAGACCTCTCTGGCACACTTCCTTTTTGGTGCTGATAACCAGAATCGAACTGGTCACCTCCGCCTTACCAAGGCGGTGCTCTACCTAATGAGCTATATCAGCATGGTAGCGATGGAGGGATTCGAGCCCCCGATCTTCCGCGTATGAAGCGGCTGCATTGACCAACTATGCTACATCGCCATCATGGTAGTCAGTACTGGTAACGATCCAGTGTCTCACGGTTATCAGCCGTGTGCTCTACCTTTGAGCTAACTGACCAATTTGGCTCCGGTGGAGGGAATCGAACCCCCACTAACGGTTTTGGAGACCGCCGCGCTGCCATTACACCACACCGGAATAACTTTATGGTACCGCCTGAGGGACTCGAACCCCCGACCCTTGGCTTCGTAGGCCAATGCTCTAATCCAACTGAGCTAAAGCGGTATATGTTTGGAGCATCGGGCTGGATTTGAACCAGCGAATCGAGAGTTTTGCAGACTCCGCCATTAGGCCGCTCTGGTACCGATGCATTGGGGTATCCGATCGGGATTGAACCGACGCTGAGTGTTCCACAGACACCCGTGCAGACCACTACACTACGGACACCATTAAATCCTATCTAGTGGTATTTCTTCCACTGGATGAGTAATCTTGCTTTCTACTACAAAAACATCAAACACAGAGTCATCTTCAGGATGACGTATTTCTTCAAGAAACCTATCGCCAAACTTCGAACGCCAATGCACAAAGCATTGTTTATTACTATCCCAACGAGCTACGCTGGCATTACGGCAACTACCTGTGTAATATGCACCATGTTCAAGATCAGCCTTGGCTATCTTGGGTGTGTAATCTCTCAACATTATTTTCTCCTTGTTTGGTGGACCGACGGGGAGTCAAACCCCGACCTCTCGGGTGCAAACCGAGTGTGCTCTCGCTATCACTATCAGCCCTTGATTGGCTCCAGCGGTTGGGATCGAACCAACGACAAACGGATTAACAGTCCGCTGCTTCTACCTCTGAGCTACGCTGGAATAACACTGGTGGGTGTCCACGGATTCGAACCGCGAATGTTTACCACGAGGGACCGGATTTACAGTCCGGTGTAGCACACGCCATAGCTACAAGACACCCTGAAATTTATTTTAGATCTTTGGCATCCACGCAGGTGCCACCTTTGAATACATAGACATCACTGTCCACACGCAGTTGCTCAAACACATGGTTGTTTACACACACATATGGATCTTTTTTATTTTCCACAGCATAGTAAACACCAAACCCAATACCAGCCAGCAACATAATCACAGGCAGATATTTCAAATATTTTACGATTTCAGGCAGGGCACTGAGAATCTGCGGTAGATTTTTCAGTAGTTCTTTCATGCCTGTATTTACTGTTTTTGGCGGTCCCAAGGGGTAACGATCCCCTTCTTTAGGCGTGACAGGCCTACGTGCGTCCATGAACACTTTGAGACCAAGATCATAATAGCAAGTGCTGAGATAATGCCAATTTAGACGTCTTGCGCTAACAAGGTCAAAGCCGAGGCCAGTTATGTCAGGACCCGTCCCCGGCCGGGAGAGCCCGCATAGTGACAGCGTCCTGTCACGCTACCTGTATCAGCACTTGCTGTTATAATCTAAAAATGCTCTGCGTCCCGCGGCGGTAATTATACTGCATCAAGCACCAAGTAGTCCTAGCACCATCACACACAGCCTCCACCCGCTCCACGACCGGGACCGTTCTCGCATTGCCAGCGCACTTTAGGCTAGAAGTGTACCGCCCGTGTGTGTCACCACACTTCTCATCCTCCGGGACCAGAGTATCCAGTGACGCTGGAACGTTTGGTACACGGTACGGGAATCGAACCCGTCTTCCAGCCTTGAAAGGGCTGTGTCCTAACCGATAGACGAACCGTGCATAAAATCGAGAACTAACAAGGAATCGCTGTTACAGATGCCGAAGCTGTGATACCGCATCAACCCTTGCTAAACTCTTTTCAGAGACAGATCGCTCACTTCTGTTTTATTTTAAATCTTGGTTAGGCCACGCTTTTCCACAGTCGCCCCTATCCTGGAGTGGTTACCCTGTCCACATTTGTTTCAGCGTCTCGTGCTAGCGGTTTTGTCCGCATATCTAGGTGCTCTGCTCTGCATTGCGCTAACGGTAGCCTAGCCAACCGGCCTAACTATGGTGTGGCGCCCCCTACTTTCAGGAAAGTAGTAACCGGAACTGGTTGCGGAGAACAGGAATCGAACCTGATGTCTTTGGCTTATGAGACCAACGAGTAAACCGTTTCTCCCCTCCGCCGCTGTATTGTATTTTGTCTAGTATAACAAAAAGAATTTAATTGGTCAACCATATAGAAACACATTCCAGGAACTCCGTAAAGATTTCCCTAGCGCCGGCCGCCTATATGTGTTCGAATGTGTTTTTATATGGTGGAGCCACAGGGATTCGAACCCTGACCTGACGGATTAAAAGTCCGCTGTCTTAACCGTTTGACTATAGCTCCTTCATCTTACCACTCTTGTCACTGTCCATAATGGACTCTCCTTGTAGTTAGGTGTCAGGCCACTTGATCCCTCAAGCCCCTGACTGAGCTGTTACTCTGTCCATCACACTTACTTCTGGCTAGGCGTGATACCCACCTACGATTTTTCTGGCACCCATGTCTGCGGGTTCTGAGGCTTTCATCGTATGAGCCCTGGCATTGTGGTGACGCCAACCACCCCCTTTAATAACGCAGAAGGGACTGCGGGATTCAAAACCATATTGAAACACACTAGGGGATTCGAACCGCCTCACTGTCGGCATCGGACAGCATTACCACCCGTCGTGCGCCCTTCGGCTTAGTGTGCTTCAATATGGTCCCAACATTGAGCATTATAAACAAACGCCAAATATTGGTCAACCATATGTTGGGGTCGACACCCCAACCAGTAGTCTTACTCACCTCGTTGCCGCCAGGGTTTTCATGTGTACTGTCCGCCCGTTTGTGATTTTTAGTGAATCACTGGTCCTCGTTACCTTAAACACTCAACAATTATAACACGTTTTTTGCGAGTTGTAACTGTCTAAAGCCTTGTTGCATCAGCCTAGCTCGTTCCAGCTTGGCTTCAATAAGTTCGGCCAATTGTTCTGCTGTTAGTACGTGCTCCTTGAGCTGATGCAAAAGTTTTTCATCGTTATTTTCTTTCATTTTTCCCTTAAAAAACAAAAAGCCCTGGAGTTTTTACTTCCAGGGCCCTAGTAGACGCATGTTGCTTGATGCTTGATCTACTTGGACCCCCCACTATCATTAATCTTGATCGCACGGGTATACCCAAACTGGAGCCATGTTGATAGGCCACTCTGTGTGGGACATTTGTGCATCGCGGATAATGAAAGTATTGAAGTCATCATAGCATCTATTTTACATTTTTATTTATACCAGGTCAACCTAGTTTTTGAAAAAAACAACAGACATTTCGCCAAATTTCTTAACAAAGATGCAAGAGTTGTTGTTTTGCTAACGTTCTGATAATCTGTATACGTAGTTAGAAAAATTACCGTACAGCGCCATCATCATGGCTTCTCTGCTGCCAAAAAAGGTAATACGTCTCTTTTTATCCAAGTGATATGGCCACTGTTGTCCACGATCCAATCTCAACAGGCTACCTTGCGATATGGGCTGATCTCGTGGTATCACAAATTCATGACACTCCAATTCTGCTTGCTCTTTGAACACACGTAGTCCTAGATCGGTCAGCGACAAACCACCTTTGTTTCTAAGATTACGCCACCAGGTGTTCATGGCAACTTCAAAAGGCACACGATCTGGCTCAGGCAGCAGATCTAATACTCTACGAGTGATTTCAGCTTTGCGATTCACTGGAGGTTCCAGTGACCGGAGGATACACTTGATCTCCAGCACGTAGCAACACCACGGTGAATTTGTTGGTACGAAATTGGCTATTCAGCTTTTTGGCCAAGTTGATTGCATGTCCGGGATTGCTAAAGCTGACCTTTTTGTATTTGGGACCAGGAAACTGCTGCAACATGTTGGCAGTTTTGAGATTGATAGGAGCGCCATCAAAAAACACAGCCCAGATACCCTCGCTGGCCAGCACTTGTTCTGTACGATAGGTATTTTTATCTGTGAGTTCTACTAGGATTTTTGGCTTGGGTCTAGACACAGCATCTCCTTACTTCAATTCAATATTTATGCCAAAAACCATGTAGTTTTTATTTAAAGCCACCACCAGTGACTTCGATGTTTATGACTTCGCTTTGAGAATTCTTTTGTTCAGCAGCGGCTTGTAGCTGCATCAAGAGCTTGGTAATGTCAGCATGCAGATCCCTTGCATCCTGCATGGTCATAACAAAGTCCTTGGCCGCACGACTTTCATGTGCTTTGATCCTGTCCACAAAGCGATTGATGTGCATGCTCATTGTGCTTCCTGTTCACTGTGAAAAGGGCCATGATAGGGATAGCGTTGCAGTGTGATCAGTTTTGGATTGCGTACCACACGCCATGTGCGATTCTGCATTACCTTATACCATCCAGCTGCATACCAACTCTTGCTCTTGCGAGTTTTGGTAAACAGTGGTAACTGCCTACGCACTTCATAGATGCCGTTGTATGCATTACAACCAGTTTCAAATCCATGTACTTGATTCTGAGGCTTTTTGTTGGTCTTAACAGCTGGTTCAAAGTCAATGCCCACACGTTGTTTGATTGTGCGAACACTTTTGTAGATCTCAACTTGATCTAGAATTTTAACTGTGTATCCATTAGCAGTGGCCTGAATGTTTCCGACCTTTTCGTCGTTTTGTTTTAGTATCCAAAAACGATCAGGTACTACGGGCTTGGCTATTATCATTCAATACTCCTTGGTATATTGTATTCAACCATTGTGCATACTGTTCTGCCTGTTCGCTGATTTTTTGCAAATCAAACTTACCACAGAACTTCATGAATCGCACACCTACTTGTCCAATGTCTTTGTGCGAAACCTGTTCACGAATAGCTGAGTCAACTTTATACTTGACTTCGTCAGGCTGAGCTGTGAGGTCAATAAGTTGTTTGTTGCGAATGTAGTCATCTAACACACGATGTTCTTGACCATCATGATCTGTCCACCTTTGCAACATCAGATTGTTCCATGCATAACCACGTGCATGGCGATCTTCAAATGCTTCCATTAATCCTACTTTGTTTTTTGTGCCCTTGACACGAACACCTGGATATGCAGAGAACACATTGTCAGATGCATCGCCTCGCATGCATTTTTCAAACAATAACCACTCTGGGTCGGGGATACGTTTAGGTTGTTTGGTTTTTTTATCTACGACTTCACGACCACGTGCATCAAACACACCTTCTAGTGTGATCAACTCGTCTTGAATACCATTGAATTGATTTACATTAGGGGCGATGAGTTGCACAAAATCAGTGTCACTGCTG